ACTAGCATGGCGAACGAAGAACTGAAAAAAGAATTCATGGCATTTGGCGAAGTAGTAGCGATTGAGGCTGTTGATCGTTTAATACCGGCTATTTTTAAGGCAATTGTCGAGGCAACAGACAACGAGTTTGACAACATGTTAGTTGATCAACTTCTACCGTTGGTTCAAACTTACGCTAGAACGCTAGCTGAGAAAATCGACGCATAATTTTAGGCACTGCAAGTGGTGTAGCGCCTTTGCTTCTTTTTGTTATCCTGTGGGCCCGGTCCTCTCCGGGAATACTGGGCTCACGTTTTGAGAATCAATGAGAGATAAAAAACAACTCTGGGTACCGTTCGCAAAAAAACCTTTTACTACTCCAGGTAGAGGGCTATACAGAAATGGGCCAAACAGAGACCTGCCTGAAGGTATGGTGATCCACTATGCCGCAAACCGTATACAGAAAGACCCGTATGAAGAAGGTCTAGCAGTAGCTCGATATGGGAAGACTCAGGGTCATTCCTACTTTGTAATCTGTAGAGACGGCACGATCATTCAAACAACACCGTTGAATCAGTGGGGTTCTCATGCTGGCAAAAGCAAGTGGACTGAAAAGGGTGAGCGTAAACGATACTTGATAGGGGTTTCTCAATACTATGTAGGTGTTGAAAATTGTAATCCAGGTATTTTAAAAGAGGTCGATAAAGAACATTGCGAGACTTGGTATGGTGTGATTATTCACAAATCAAAACTCGTGCACACAAAACAATCTAATCGTATGCCAGGTGGCTGGTGGTTGCCGTTAACAGCGGCACAAAAAGAGGCCAATATTAAACTAATACTTTGGCTGGCATACAACGACGCAAATTTTTGTTTGAAAAACACAGTGGCCCATTCAGATGTATCACCAGATCGGAAGGTAGATCCGGGAGGTACATTATGGACCACTGCCCACATTAATCCAGTGTCCGTCGAGGAACTGATTCAGTATATAGAAGGATGAGAATGTCAGCAATTCAAAGATTCATGTTTCAAAGATTTTTATCGTGGTTCATAACTTGGGTTCAAAACCAAATTAATAGATACGTAAATGACAAGGAACAAGAGGCAAGGATAAAAACTAATGATACTAAACAAATTGAAGAACTCAAAAATGCGCCTAATAACGCAGCTAAAATCACAGCTATCAAAAATATTCTTAATGGGCCTGCTAAGTAGCTGTTACACAGCGCCCAAACCGCCACCGATCACTATATGCTCTATTGATTTAGTTAGCAATAATTGCATAGAGTTTACTCGGCCCGGATGCTACGACTGTAAATTTGATCTCGCAGGGGTCAAACGTATTAAAGATTTGGACGGATACTTCGCTGTATCGCCCGAACAATACCAGACACTCCGCAATTATTTTAATAGAGCCATGAAACGTGGCGCAAATACTTGCGAAGATATTAAGTCTGTACTCGATATAGTTAAAGATTAAAACGGTATATCATCAACTGCTTCAGCATCTGGTGCTGGTGCTGGCGATGCTGCTTCTTTTTTATCTAAAAATTCTATATTATTTGCAACGATCTCTGTTGTGTATCGCTTCACTTCATTTTTATCAGTCCATTCACGAGTGCTGAGACGACCTTCAACAGCAATTTTAGAACCTTTTTTTGTATACTGGCTCACAAGCTCAGCTGTTTTATTCCAACATACAATGTTATGCCATTCAGTTTTTGAATCAAAAGATCCATCAGCTTTCTTGATCTTCATGCTGGTTGCAACTGAAAAGTTACATACTGGCTTTTCTGATGTGGTGTGCTTCAACTCAATATCGTTTCCGATATTCCCGATGATGATTGCCTTGTTCATATTGTATCCTTCTTTATTGAATGCAGATCCGCTACTGCGTTAACTAACTTACTTAAATTCTCATCGACTTTAGATTTGCAATGTTCGTGCTTTTCATGGAACTCATTTGGTTCAGGGTAATCATAATCGACGGTGTAACTATTAGATGCCCAGTTAGGCAGAAACAAAAGTCTCAACGCATTAGGTAGAGTGTCAATAATCTTTAAATCACCAGGGGCGAATGATTTTGGTACCTTGGATTTTTTTCCAAAGAAATATACAAAGGCGAATCCATTCTTACTCACTGCCTGCACAATTCCTATGAACCCCGTTTGATCTATAACAATGTCTAGAGATTTATAATTCATTTTTCTCTCTATATAGCCTGATGACTATCCTGTTTTCAGGGCTATAAAACTTTTGAAATTTTACTGATACAAACTGACAATCATCGTGCCATATAAAAGGCTTCTTGTTCTGAAAATCTTCGACCAGTTTCCCGAGGTTCGTACAATCTGGTTTCACTGTATGTAATTTTCTTTTAACTGACTTAGGGCGCTCAAAATAAAAATCAACTTCCAGAAGCAACGGGCATGTTAAAATCTCGCCGTTGTACTTCTGGATGAGTGTGTTGTATATAACTTTTCTAGCCGAATAAGTTTTCTTGGGAGTTTGATAGTTCCCATACTTATTAATTGCAGGACGCTGGTTAGACTGAGGCTTCATTTCGACGACCTCATCTAGGATCAATTCAAATAAATCTTCACCGAACTTTTTGACCTGTGACATTTGTAATGACATTGGCTAAATCTTTTATTGGTTTTCCTTGGAGTTTATCGCTTATTAATTTACCATACTCCTCAGCTGAAACGCCAGCGCTCTTTAGCTGCTGCATAACAAAGATTTTCTGCTTGTCATGGCCCATGTAAATCTGATCTTTTACCTCGTACTTGGGTTTAGCTTTTGGAATATTCGCATCAGTGTCTTCATCAACTACTGACAACGCAAATAACTCATTAATACTATAGCGCCGCAGGTAGGTTGAAATCTTGCCATAGTCCTGCGCAGCTTTCCCAGCATCCGCGTTCGGAGTGAACGGCATAGTCTTAGTGTTGGTTAAAACAACCCCGTGCTCTTTGTGTATTAGATCAGTGGTTATGGTTATATGGTTAGCTTCTGAAAGCTCTGTATGATGGCTTAAACAACATCCATGCTTATGAAGAACTGGTTTAATCGTGTCCATGATCTTTTCAAGATTCGCATAAGTGTAGCCATAGCCCTTAGCATTTTTCGTGACGTCTTCCATCTCATGCCACATCTCAAAATATATTTTGCAAAATTCTTTATTCATTTTTTGTAAATCCTTAATGCTGTAACTGGTTCAAGATATCCGTAATCAGACTTCCCGTTATCCTGGATTTCAATAAGTATCAACTCTTTGTTTAATTTTCTTTCAACGACCTCGTTAAAATAGATACCAGGGATTTCGCTCTCATCTCGCACCACAAGCTTTGGTTTCGATTTAGAGATTCCAAGTCTACCTTGTTGACCTTTGTAAGGAAGATCAGGGAACTCCGTAAGAATGTTTTTAGTGTTTTCTTTTAGAGCTTCTAAGCTTTTAGTGAGTCTCATCTTGTACTCGCGCCATTCCTCAACCCGCTTACCCGTGGTTTCAATAGCATCTTTCATGTAACCCATGGCGAGTATGCGGCGATCAACTCCGTCACTCACATCATCCATGTTCAGCTCAAACTCTTTTTGAACCAGGTCAGAGATTTCTTTACCATCGTCGATTGCTTCCATCATTCGAGTGACAATAGCAGCACCGTCCCATAGTGGGATTTTATTTTTGCTCATATTCTCACTGCCTCAATTTTAGAGTTTATTCTAATTTTTTTGTTTTTAAATTTCTGCTCGATGATTAAGCGCAGGACTAAACTGATAGGTATACCACTTCGTTCAGATTCAACTCTTATTTGATCCACAATCTCGTTAGGTAACCTGAGATACATAGGTTGAGACTTCACACCGAACTTTCCTTTAATAATTTCTTTACTTTTAATTGTTGCCATTTCGACTCCTTAGTGATAATCAATATAAACAACTTAGCAAATTCTAAAAGGTTTTAAAATGAATTTATCTGACAATTCTATTAGTGTTTCCTACAGCACAGACAAAAGCATGAACCCCAAGCGTTATTCAAAAGATTTCAAAGTGCACAGGTGCACTAGCTTTTCCGATGTATCTAGAGCCGCATTAAAATGCGTATGGTCTGGAATAGTTTGGAAGGATGGGGTTAGAGCACAAAGCAGCTTTGATTACTCTAGCCTCTGCGTACTCGATTTCGACTCAGGCATAAGTATCCAGCGGGCCATAGAATTGTTTTCTAAATACTGTTGTATTATTGGTACTACCAAATCACATACAGAAGAAAATCCGAGACTGCGAGTTATCATTCCATGGGAATTAGAAATTAGAGTGCTGGAATTATATAAGTACAACATGAAGCACATTATTGACATGGTTGGATCCGATGTTGCTTGTAAAGATGGTGCCCGATTTTTCTACCCATGCAAAGAGATAGTCTTTTCAAACATGTCTGGATACCCCTTACTAATCCGCAGAGAAATTCCTAATAGAGATATCTATTTAGATCACAAACAAAACGTCGCCAATATGAGAGGGCTTCCTCACTGGGTGAACGAATTTCTATTCAATGGGAACCACTATGGCAAAGGTCGCAACAATACATGTTTCGCAGTGTCCATTTTTTTAATGGAGCTTAATTATTCAAAAGATGAAATAATCGGAAAACTCAAATCAGCCCCATTCTCACGTGAAGATTTTAGCGACCAGGAGATTCTCTCCGCGGTTAACAGCGCCATGCGGCGTTTTAAAGGATTTTAGAAGGATACGTTATGACAGAAGATGACAAGAAGAAGGAAGACAGGGAGCCGCAAACTCCCGGAAATAGTAATGTCAAATCCATTGGCAACACTAGCGGAGAAGTTCGAGAAAAGCAAGATCGCCGTATTAAAGAAATCGAAAAAGATAAAAATGATTTTTTAACGATGGAGACAACAGTCCTAACGAATTTTTGGGAGGTGATCGAAGGCAAGAAATTAATCAGAACTCCTTTTACATTGCCAGAAGTAAAAATTAAATTTGAAACAATATTTAAAAAAAATATAGTAAATCTCAACGGAATATTGACTTGTGTTGATGACGATAACCTATGGGAATTAAAAGATGATCCTGAGTTTTTTGCATTTTTACAACACACATTAACGTTAAATTGGGCTACCGGTGCAAATATGCCTACACAAAAGCACTTTTTCTCATATATGCGTCAATTCTGTCCAAAGTATGCTGATATTTGCAAATATCCCCACTATCCCCGTGTTACGCAATATCTATGCCAAAATGACATAGAACCAGAGAATAATGGCAAGTTGGGTGAGCTTCTAACTTTTTTTAAGCCAGCAACGGATGTTGATAAACACCTACTTGAAGCATTCTTTATAACTCCGAGTTGGGGTGGGAAGCCAGGTACTAGGCCAGGGTTCAGCATTCAAGGGGTCGACGAAGATATCAAAGGTGGAATCGGAGTTGGTAAAACCACTGTCTGCGAAAGCCTGGCTAATATTTTTGCCACTAAGATGCTAGATTTTAGCATCACTGACTCTAAAAGTTTTTCCATGAAAATGCTGGGCAACCAAAACAATTCTCGAATTATTCGCTATGACAATGTTAAGACCGATAAACTCGACAGTGATGTCATTGAGTTTATGCTGACTTCAAGCAGTTTCACTACTGATAAAAAATGGGCCAGCTCTGTAACTCTCCAGAATTATTACACAACTGTGATAACGTTCAACAACCCATCCTTTTCAGAAGACATGGCAGCCAGGCTGATCAACATTCACTTGGAACGACCTTCCTTAGCTGAGCGGCGCGTATTTGCGAAAGAGCTACCTGAGTTTATTGAAGCTAATAGAGACGCAATTATAGCGGATATTTTATATAGGCTACAGAATGCTAAGGGTGAGGTTGACTGTGAATGGGGGACAAGGTTCCCAGCTTGGGAAACAGAGGTCTTACTCCCTTCATGTGGTCAAGCAATGCCAGAGGTTCTAAAAACCATTTTAACCAGACAGGGTGTTATTTCAGAGTCCTCAACAGCAGCTGATGACATTGCTGAAATATTTGAATCAAATATCCGCGACGCCATACGTCAGACTCGTCAAGAAAACGGCGGGACTAATGACTTGGAGAACAGCTGGAAGGCGGATAATGAGATTCAGTTTTTTGTCCCTAGTGCCATACTTAGAGACTGGCTAATCAGGTATTACGGTAAAAAGTTCGGCCCAAAAAAGACTGCTCAGTTTACCAAAGAACATATGAGCGATGAAATCATGGTTTGTAATTTTGGTGATATCCGTGGGTTTTGCATAAACATGAAGGGTACCCCTAGCTTCGATACTGGAGCCTATCCGATTTATAAAAGCAAAAACTACGAAAAGGTAGACCTGCTTTCCACAAAGATAAAACGTCAATCTTAAACACGCCAAATAATCAATTTTAGCAGATCTGATGGGGGTTTTTACCCGGCCTCCTCCTGGCCGACTCCTGGCCGACTCCTGGCCTACCTGGCCGATAAATTGGCCGACTCCTGGCCTGCTGGCCGCGATCTGGCCGCGATCTGGCCGACCAAAAAGATAAGTAATTATAGTAAGTTATATAGTATATATATATATATATTATATAGGCCAGTAGAATATATATTTATATCTTATATTTAAGATATAGGTTATTGCACAGTATATATACAGTTATGCATAATAAATAAACTAAATAGTGATAATCCTAATATAAGAATGAGAATTCTCGTTTGAAGTGGCCTGCTGGCCTCAGCACTCTTTCCTGTAAAAATGACACCCCACCCATAAGCTGGGTTCAGCTACTATAAATACATGGCAACTAAATTTGATTTCGACAGATCAGGGCATAAGTTCACCCGGAAGCAGAAACGGTCCCTAATGCGCTTGTGGTTCAAACTGGTCCTGCAGCACCCATATGTTTATCAATTGGATCTAGACATAGAATTAAGAGACCAGAGCCTATATATCCTCATGCATGTTCAGAGCAACTTAACAGGGGAGACACTATGTCGGTTCGAACACGAGGAAAAGGCCCTGGATAATAAACTTATCGGGCTATTAGCAATTAAGAAAAGGATTGTGGGACATTATACGACGGATATTCATTAACCAGTGATTACGTAGTATCCAGCAATGTTAGCTCGGACAACGATATCATCAGCTTTCATGTTGATCCATGATCCAGCAGTCACAATGATATTCATGCCAGTTAAAACAGCTCTAGTCTGTTTAGCAATCTCATCCTGATAGATTTCTGAGTGAATCGTGGTATCAGTGGGGCCAATAGTATTCTCGAATATATCTACTACCGCACCGTTGGCTGCAATCGATCGGTCACCTGAAATTATGATGTCAGTGATAACGAAGCGATGCCCTGTTAAAGGCGGAACCACGTTCACTGCTACATTGTTACCAGCATTCTGCACAAAGTAAAACTTTGAGTATTCAATAGGGGCAGTAATGAGCTGCCCTCTAATGGTTACACCGGCTATGTTATTTTTTACGCCGCCTTTTATTTTGGTATAAATCATATTAAAACTCTAATGTGGTTCAGCAACAGCAGTTGTCCGTACATATCCAGCAATTGCAAATTGCACTATCTGAGATGAGTTACCAGTTGGTGGAGTATAATTTATGGCAAGAGAAGAACCTTTGGGCAAAGTTATTGCTCCTAAGCCTACGACTGTGCGTCCCGTATTACTTGCAGACAAAGTTGAAATTGTAATCAGACCCGTTGACACTATTGGAACCTCGGCAGTCGCACCTTTGTAACAATCGATGGTATAAGTATTTGCAGATCCAAAGTTTTGGTTTGATGCAACACTGCTAGTAGGAACAAGCACTGGTGTAGCGTTTGTTATGATTGCGCCAGTAACTGGGTTTCTTAAAATATCAAATTTACAATTAACTGCTGAGCTGGCTGCTCCAGTCGAGTTGCCTAGATTATAGATCAGAGCTGTAATTACAAAATCGCAGGTCTCATGGTTTTTAATGTAGAGCACTGAGGTTTCAGTTGCATCGGTTAAAGTGATGTCACCAGTGTTTATGTTCACTTTGGTTGCAACACCAGTGTCAGCTGAATGCTCTGATTCACTCTGAGTAATTGCTGTGGTAGATAAATTTTGGTTTACGTCTACTCTTGCAACGTCGCCGGTGATACCATTTTTTATCGAAAATTCTGCTATTTTAGGTTCCTGTAATTAGTTCTAACTGAAGTAGTATTTTATTTAGAAGATCGTTAGTGCATCTAATCTGATCTGCAACGATTACATCGTTTGCCATTATCCTACCAAATTTATCTATGGCAAGGGCAGTACCATCTGCATTTGTTATAGAATCAGGACCGATTCGCAGGGCAGTTTTTCCTTTGGCGTCTTCGATGAATTTATCGTATTCCCGGTCGCCTCGGTTGGTTGACATACCCATGTGGTTCTCCCTTTTTGTATATTGTATACGAGAGAGGGCAACTAATCTTGTAAAATTATTGGCAGAACTATTCCAGGTGACGTATAATTTGATCCCCTATGTCTTACACAGGCTCTAACGTAATATACTATCCCTGAATAATCATAAGAATACGGGACATATAGGGTAGTACTTACCCCTAAATGTATGGTGGATGCATAAGAGCATGCGGGTGGTTCAGGATCCAGCGACATTTCTAAAAATATATTGAATCCGTCAAATGAACTCAGTTTGGTTCCAGAGCCGTCTATAATAGTTGCTGAGGCGCTAACGAATTGAGGGCCAATTAAAGTATTTAGGGTTAACTCTGAAACTTCTATTGTATCTATTGCGTCGTTTATAGTTGTAAAGTTTTTTCGAATACCGTCGGTGAAAGTATTATCTTCAATATTATAGGCACAAACTTTAACCTTGTATTCAGTTCCTGGATCTAGATCCATCTTGATGATAAAATCAGTACCAGAATTCGCAAGATATTCTACATCGTCTTTATCGCACTTAATTACAAAATTTGATTCACTGACTTTTACTATATGAATTGCAGGGAGCCACTCGGTAGCTACAAGATCTGCTGCGGGCTTATTCCAAACGATATCAAATGTAACCTCGGCACCGTATCCAAGTATCAGATCATCCTGGGTTATGGTAAAAGATTCAATGTCAGCATCGTCCAGTGTTATCTCTTGGCTTATTATCTCTTCGGTTATTACCTCACCACTTACTATTTCTTCAGTTGCCACCTCATCGCTCAGGCCACCGTCGCCGCAGCTCAGGCTGAAAAATGGGTAGATAAAAAAGCAGATAAACATATAGATTCTCATGATAGTTCTCTTTCCTATTCGGGTTCTTCTCCGATCCACTGAGTCCATATGACTCTAAACAGCTGGGATTTACTAATTCCCAATGCTTTCGCTACGTTAGTGAATTTCTTGCTATCCTTCTCACTCAGCGAGAATGACATAATCTTTATTGGGCGGTCCTCAGGCAGTCTTTTAGCCATATCTTATGTTGTCCTTGTGGTTCAGATTCGTTGTTGGTCATCCTGAAATATCGTTCTATTAGCCGATCATCGACTCCCATCTCTAGTAAACAGTGGGCCATGTTAACGATCACCTCATGTTTTACACGAGTATCTTCGATGTTTAGTTCTTCCATGTTCAGCTTAAGAGACACCATTGATTCGCAGATTCTAGCGATTGTGAAATGTTTCTGGTTCATTTTCTTTCCCCTTTTGTTAGTATATATATTAACGGCACTTTATTAACTATTTTGTACATAACTTTCTAAACTCCTGTAATATTGGGGTAATCTGAAGGCTATTTTATTAACATTCGAGGTGATTTTGAAGCGAGGCAGGCCAACTCATTACAAGCCTGAATATTGTGAGGCACTAATTGAGCACATGGCTGAAGGCAAGAGCTTTGAGTCATTTGGCGCTGATATCGATTGTCATCGGCAAACTCTCTATGATTGGTGTAATAAGCACGCCGATTTTGCTTACGCTAAAAAAGTAGGCAGCGAGAAGTCCTGGAAATGGTGGGAGAAATTGGTAATTGACCAAGCCACCGGCAAAATTGATGGCAATGCGACGATGATTATCTTCGCTTTAAAGAATAGGTTCGGATGGCATGACAAGCAAGAGGTTCAGCATACTCATCAGTTAAAACCTTCGATTATCGAGTCATTAGATGGTAGACAGACCATACTAGACATGTCGACGGAACAAAACCTTGAGGGGCTAAAACCCATGAAACTCGGTGGTAAGAAGGAAAAGAAGGTGAAAGATGAAGACGGACCTAAAAAAAGTAAATGAGCTGCTGGGTGGATTCATTGATGAGTTTCTGGATTTGATTGGCCCTGAGCCTGATAGTGATGATCGAGAGGCTCTTATAGTCACTTCTATGGCTGAGTTGTTGTCGATAGTACCGCCGCAGTCGTATCAGCTTATTGTGAATACAGCTATTAGAGTGCGCAAGGATAAAGTGGCTCAAGTTAACGCGAATTTCGCTATCAATGACGCGATTGACGAAGCTTTGAAAGGTGGTTCAGATGTTCAAGAAGACTGATAAAATATGTAAGAACTGTGTGTGGTCTGAGTTCGGCGCTATTGAAGACCACCGAAAGTGTAAGTACTTGCCGCCAGTACCGGTGGTTCGCACAGGAGGTAAGATCAGCTCTATCTGGCCTCTGGTTCATGTATGTGATTACTGCTCGAAGTGGGAGAAGAAATGAGCCTTTGGATGAATGTAAATGCAGCTATGTGGTTAGAGCTAGCGATTTTTACTGTAGGCTGCGTGGTAACGATTATCATATTTAAGAAGTGGTTGTAGCCATGTGTGGTGGATCAGTGATGAAATATTTAATAATTTTAGGTTTGTTCTGTTATTCAGTAGCGATTTTCTGTTATTTTGTTAGCGAATACAATAGTACAAACAATGATTTTTATCAAAAGCTTATTTGTTCGATAGGGTTCATGTTAGGAATAGCAATTGGAGTGTTAAGTTTATGTCTGGTGAGACGGTAAAACCGAAAGGGTTGATGTTAGGCGGAGGAATGGACTGGGGTATATTAAACCAGGATGTCTATTCACTTGGCGAAGCTAATGCCCAGCGCAAAAAGATACTGAAGTTTTGCCAAAGCAAGACCTGTATGCAAGGTGTTAGTCATACGACGAGACTCAGGTACGTGCATGGTTTACCAGGCAGAGCTATTGAGATTAATACTCTGAGTGATATGTGTCCTAAGTGTGAGTACGCTTTATTCCATAGTAGTAAGTACTCAGATCAGTACAGATTGGATGATATGGAACAGCAAGAATTGGCGAGGTCGGCAAATGATGTTAGATAGCTGGGGCCCAGTGTTTTGTTGCTTGGTATTCTGTGTGTTCATTTTATATTTAGTTTGGGAGAAGTAGATGACTTATATTATAGCTGAGGTTGGCTCAAACTTCAGGACTTTTGAAAACTGCGTAGAGTGTATTGAATTAGCTGCTGAGTGCGGCGCTGATGCTGTGAAGTTCCAGAAATATGACGATGTATCTTTGTATGGTTTTGATGCTGGCAAAGATATGGCTCAGTACTCCATTGATGGTGATTGGATACCAGAGTTATCAGCCCATGCGAAAGATCTGCAGATAGATTTCGGAGTGACGTTCTTTAACTGTGAAGATGTAGACAAGTATGGTGAGTACGTAGATTTCTTTAAGATCGCTAGCAGTGATATGAATGATCATGAATTGTTTATGGCTATAAAAAAGAAAAGAACTAGTTTGAAGAAAGTATATATCTCAACTGGTGGTCACACTCTCCTTGAAATAGGTAACAGATATCACATTATCAAAAGTCATCTTAGCGATAATGAGTTCGATTTTATGTATTGCGACTCATCGTATCCAGCAGAATCAATTGATAGCAAAAAGGTTTTTGATCTATTCAGGATGATTAGTCAAGAGCCATGCATCAGTGATCACACTGTAGGGATAGCCAAGATATGTTTATCGAATGAGATGTTTAAGTACAACGTGGTTGAGAAGCATGTGAACTTGCTTGATATTAGAAGACGACCGGACAGTGGTGAGTTTGCAATTAGCTATAACATCTTCGCTGACATGGTGAAGAAGATTAAGATGACTACAGCTAAGCCGCTTGAGAAGACTGAAGACTCAGTTCTGAAGTCAGAGGAATCAATGAGGTTATTGCACAATCGTCGTTTAGTAGCTATAAAGAAGATAGCAAAAGACGACATATTAAAAATTGGAGATAACTTTGGTTATTTTCGCGGTTTGGCTCCAGAAAAGGATTATCTGGAATTCCATCACATAGATGTGATTAACGGCACGGAAGCTACGAGAGACTATGGACCCGGGAACTCAATTACGATTTAAGCCACATTCTTTAAAGCAGCAGGCTTGTCTGTTCTCTGAAAAGAGAATGATAATCTTAGCGTGCGGTATTCAGTTTGGTAAGACGTCGGTGGGTGCTTGGAGAACTAAGCTTTACATGCATAGGTTCTCTGATCCAAGCGATAGTTTCATCATAACCGCACCTAGTTATAAGATTATGCAGCAGGCTACGTTGCCAGCTTTCTTGAGTATCATGGAGGGTTGTGGCGAATACAAAAAAGGCGACCAGATGTTTGAGATGCATGGTGGTGGCAAATGCTTTATGCGTACCTCAACCGATCCAAACTCAGTAGTTGGTATCACTAACGTTCGTCATATCTGGGGCGATGAGGCTGGTATCTATCCACTGTACTTCCACCAGAATTTACAAGCACGATCGTCATTCAAAGAATGTCCGATTATATATACAACCTCACCGTATTCATTGAACTGGATCTATGCTGACTACATACGTAAGCGGCAGAAAGATCCGAATTGTTTAGAACATCTAGAGCTGATACAGGCTAGGTCTGATGAGAACCCATACTTCCCTAAAAAAGAGTACGAGCAAAAGCGTGCTACAATGGACCCAAGACAATTCAACATGATCTACGGTGGAGAGTTTCATAAACTTGAAGGCCTTGTATACGACATTTACGATCAGGATCTACATAGTATCGAAGCTGTTCCTGATGACGCTCAGCCTTATTATGTTTCTGGCGTGGATTGGGGTTACACGAACCCGGCGGTTATTCTAACTTTTGGTGTCTGTAGAAAATACGGTGTATTCCTTGTCAATGAGTTCTACGCAACCAGTAAGACTATCGGTGAGATGGTTGAAGCTGCTAGGCGTATCAAGAGGTTATTCGATGTTCAAAGATTCTTATGCGATCCAAGTAGCCCGGCGAATATTGTTGAGTTCAACAAAGCAGGGCTTACAGCTATTAAAGCTAATAACGATATCCGTTCTGGTATCGATGCTCTTTACGAGCTGATGAGCATGAACATGTTCGCGGTGGTTGGTGACTGCGCCCCGAACTTTACCGATGAAGTCAGCATCTACCACTATCCACAAGACAACAACATCAAGCCAGATCAAGATATTAAGGATCGGCTACCAGTGAAGCAGCATGATCACGCAATGGACGCGGCTCGATATGTGGGTCTATATCTGAAGATGACTAAGATGAATTTGAAGCGAGCACCGACAGTGCCGGGCATGAGTGCCACTGATACCAGGCTGCACGCCTCGGATGAACTACTAAAAAGACAACTACAAGAGGAATACGACTGGTGATTTATCCATATGAATGTAACAGCTGTAAGCATGAGTTCGAAGTAACCAAGACAGTGAAGAATATTGACCTTGAGGAAAAATGCAGTAAATGCGATAGTATAGCTACAAGATACATTGCATATACTCAGTCGTTTTCGGGTGAGAAAGATTGGAACCAGCTGGAATGGAATCCGGCATTCGGTAAAGCTTTAACTCCTAGGCAGGCAGCTAAGGAAGCTAAGCGTCAAGGTCTTATAGAGCTTGGTACTGAACCAATCGAGAATATTCATAAGCATCACGATGCTGAACTTAAGAAGAAGTTGGAATATAAAATATGATCATGGACGATCAGAGAATTGGAAACGACGGCGCAAACCAGGATCAAGATGAAGCCAGTGCAAAGACTGTGCGTCATGTGATGAAATTGTTCCGTAAAGCAAAAAGATATCGTGAGAAGTACGACAAAAACTGGTTGCATTATTATAAGATGTTCCGTGGCGATCAATGGGATGGCGTAAAAATGCCAAGCCACCGCCAGAAAGAGGTCATCAACTTGATCTGGCAGACAATCCAGTCGAGCTTACCGTTGCAAACTGATGTCAGACCAAAGATTACCTTCATACCTGAAGACCCTACTGATCAAGAATTCGCAGAAGTTCTGAACCATATGTCCGAGCATGACTGGGATACATACGACTGGTTGGCGAGAGTAACTGAAGTAATCTTAGATGGTTATATATATGGCCAGGGGTTCAGTTCGCTTCATTATGATCCAACTGTAGATGGAGTTGGAGCAGCAGTATACAAATCTGAAGATCCATTTTATTTATATCCTGATCCTGATGCTGAGCAGATCAATGATGATATGGGCGAGTTCTTTATCAAGGCTGAGCCAGTCAGTACTGAGAAATTACGCAAGTCATTCCCAGAGTTCGGTGACGAGATCAAATCTGATGTCCGTGATGTTTTAAAGAGTTCAAAGACTTCGTTGAATGATTATAAAGTTCGCACAGTTCCTACAGATAGGGATATGCCGGATGTATCATTTTTCGGTGGCGATGAAGATACTGATTCAGATAAAACGTTAATGATTACAGCATATTTAAAGCCTCAAGATACTGAGGACGAGCTAGAAGACACGGGAGACATCAGTGAAGATGGTAAGCCGCAAACTAAGGTGGTTGAAAAGAAGCTGTATCCTCGTGGCCGTCGTGTGGTTATTGCTAACGGTATATTGTTGTGGGAAGGTGAGCTCCCATATGCTCATGGCAAGTTTCCTTTTTCCAAGTATCTGAATTACATATTGCCGAGAGAATTCTACGGCGTGTCCGAAGTCGAGCAGCTTGAGAGTCCACAGCGTACTTTCAATAAGTTGGTCAACGCTTCGTTAGAAATACTTAATTTAATGGGCAACCCTATATGGGTGGTTTCAACTGATTCGGGGATAGATCCTGAGAATCTCGTTAATCGTACGGGACTCGTGGTTGAAAAAGAACCTGGTTCTGAAGCACGCAGAGAGATGGGCGCTCAGATATCACCGTCTGCTTTGCAGATGATTGACCGAATGGAACAGTGGTTCAATAACCTTGCTGGTACTCAAGATGTATCACGTGGGCAGACCCCTGGTTCAGTTACAGCGGCGAGTGCTATTGAGCAATTGCAGGACGCAGCTCGAACTCGTATTAAACAAAAGCAAAGAAATCTAGACTCTTACATCCGTGACGTAGGAAAGCAGTACGCTCCATTGATCCTTGAGAAGTATTCAGCACCGAGAGTAGTGCGCATTACTAACGACAAGGGCGATGCTGAGTATTTTAAGATTCACATGGACCCAGGTAAGACGCCTGAATCTTATTTAGCTAGCATTACTCATTATAGACCTAATGAGGCTGGCACCTTGGTGGAAGTCAATCAAATTAAAGAGCTTTTAGTAAAAGGCAAGTTTGATGTGAAGGTAAATACTGGATCTAGTTTACCGTTTGCAGTGGCTGATAAAGAAAACAAAATATTAGCTTTATTTGATCGTGGTATTGTCGATGAGAAAGAAGTCCTTGATGCTTTGGAGTATCCAAACAGGGATGAAGTTCTACAACGGCTTGAGCAACGTAAAGCACTTTTAGCGGAACAAGAACAATTACAAGGAGGTTGATATGATAATGGCTGACGAAGCTAATGTAGCGGCGGCTGACCCTCAAGGTGAGATGGTTGGAAACGAGCAAAACGAGGCGGGTGGCGAAAATGAGATAGTTAATCTAATCAAAGGTATTTCAGATTCAATGACTACTTTGTTAGGTGCTATGGATCAGGCTGAGTCTATTAACCCGCAATCGAAAGAGATGTTGGGCAATTCTTTGGCTATGTTCCAAGAGGCAATGACTAACGCGTTTGATCAGAGTGCTGCAGCAACTCCGCAGGATAATGCGGTACCCATGCAAAACCCTGAGGGAACCCCTCTAAGGCCGGGTGCTTAATATGCATGCTTCGAACGAAGAGATATTAGAAGATATCGCCAGTGAAGAAACCGTAAACGGGCAGAGTGAAGAAACAGTTCTTCGTGATGTAACGAACGAGAGCGTCGAACCAGAGGCGCAAGATAAAGCAGCTGAGTTTGCTTTACAATTTAAGTCTCCAGACGATTTACTTACTCATAAGCTTCAGTACAAAGCGAATGGTAAAGACATCGATGAAGATATATCCACAATTTTGAAACGTGCAAGCCAGGGATACAATTATTCTCAGAGCATGGCCGAGTTCAAGCAACGCGTCACTGAATACGAACCTAAGTTCGCTCGGGCTGATGAGTTGTCTGAAAAGTATGGTCGCTTCGAAGAATATGCAAAAGAGAATCCTAAATGGGCAGAGCACTGGGAAAATGCGTGGCAAAACAAAGACGGAACGTTGCCAAGTGGTGATGCTTTAAGTCAAGAACCTGGTGAAGAACCTCAGAATTTAGGCGATTTAAATATCGATAAACTCAAAGAGGTTTTTGGTGGGATTGTTGATGAAAGGCTTCAGTCAGTGCAGAAGTTCGTCGACCGCGCTCAGAATGATGCTACGGTAGCGGAGCAGAAATCAGAAGATGAAGAGTTGTTCAGAGAGATTCAATCAACCCGTGATGAGTATAAGGGCATTGATTTCGATTACACAGACCCTGATAAAGAGGGAATGAGTTTAGAACAGCAGGTAATCCATTTTCAATCTGCAAACAACATGGGTAGTTTTAAGACAGCTTTCAAAGCTTTTTATCACGATCAGTTGTTAGCTATTGACCGTAAGCAACAAAAAGAGGCGTGGTTAAAAGAGAACGGTGAAAATCAACGAGCAGGCATCGTACCAGGCGGTCGATCTACCTCTAGAACTCAAGATTTTTCCAAATCAAGTTATGATCAAATTACTGATTTTATAATTAAACAAGAAAAACTAAGTTAAAGAGGTTTAAACATGGCACTAGCACTTGACCAGCTTAATGCGATCACTGAAAAGTATTTTGTAAAAAAGCTACATGACAATATTTTTGATTCAAATCCATTACTACGAAGAATGAAGAACTCTGGTTCTTATAAAAGCGTAGGCGGTGGTACTCAGATTTTAACACCATTAAACTATGCAACAACTACTGCTGCTGGTTGGTATTCAGGTGCTGATACTCTTAGTACAACTGATAACGATAATATTACGGCTGCAGCTTATGACTGGAAGTCTCTTTATGCTGGTGCTTCCATCACTGAAGAAGACGAAATGAAAAATAGCGGCGAGCAGGCTCAGTTGAACTTGCTTAAGTCTAAGATCATGATCGCTGAGAAGACATTAAAAGATAGTCTTGGTACTGGTCTTTTCTCTGCAGGAACTGATTCTAAGTCAATCGTTGGTTTAAGAGACATCGTTGCAACTGATCAAACCGTGGGCGGAATCTCGCAGACCGATAATGCCTGGTGGTCTGGACAGGTAGATTCTTCAACGACAACTTTGACTATGGCAACTTTGAATGCTGTATACCAAGATTGTACTGTAGATTCAGAGAATCCTGACTACCTAGTTGGGACTCGATCGACCTATAATGACTACTATGCATTGCTTCAGCCACAGCAGCGATTTATGAGCGAAGATGAGGCAAAAGGCGGATTTTCCTCTTTAATGTTCAATGGTTCCGTCTTTACTCATGATTCTCATTGCCCGACTGGACACATCTTTTTGCTCAATCTTGATCATCTATGTTTGTTCTATCATCCTAAGAGAAACATGACTTTCGAGCCATTCCAGAAGCCGATCAACCAACAGGTCAAAGTGTCGCGATTCTTATGGATGGGAGCGTTAGGTTCAACTAACAACAGACTTCACGGTAAGATGTCAGCATTGACCTAGTAATGGGTGTGAATGGGAGTGGAATTGTTCACTCTCATATTTGAATTTTATTAAATAAGGTTTTTAATATGGCTTATAATTCAGCAGGCCCGGTAGTATTTGCGGGCGTAAGTGCAGTAACAGCAACTCGTGGGGCGAATGATCCACAGGTTGGTACTCGTGCGACTATCGAAGGCGAGACTTATGTATATGTTTACAACGAAGGTGGCGAGCAGATTCAACCATCTTATGCAGCAGTACTTGATGCAAGTTCAGCAACTTCAGGTTACTCTGTAACTATTAGTTCTGTATCAGGTGTTGATATGATGATCGGTGTTTGTAAGCACGCGACTATCACAACTGGTGCTTATGGTTGGTTGATGGAGCAAGGCTTCGTTAACGTTGAGATGGAAGCTGACAACTCAGGTGTAACTGGTGCTATTTTAGCTCTAGCTGCTAATGGCGAGTTTGCTGCCAAATCTAATTCAACTGGATACGCAGGTAAAACTGTAGGCCAGATGATGGAATCTATAGCATCAGCAGCAAGTGGTCTAGCGTATATTTCTGTATATTAATTTTGTATTGAGGCCGTGTGATGAAAACTCGTAATATGGTGGTTGAGTATCAGAATCTGATATTTCAGCCTCCGGTTCCTAAGGATAGTCTATTTCAACAAGCTTGTAGTAATGATGAAACAACCATTACTCACTGGCTTGATACTTGGATTGCGAACATAAAATCGAATCATGAATCACACGGCCCTTTTTCAGAAAACGGTCTTGGACAATTGTTCGGGCAATACAGACATAGACCTGTGATCGTTGCTGGCAGCGGGCCATCTTTGAAGTATAATGCTGATGAACTGAAGAACCGGAATGGGATACCTCTCGTGTCGTGTCTTCATAATTTTCATTTCTTTGAAGACCGCGGAGTGGAACCAGAATATTACGTAACACTTGATGCTGGTGATGTTACAGTAGAAGAAGTCTCAGAGGGTGGACTCAAGGACGAGTCATTCTACTGGGATCTTACAAAAAATCGCTCGTTGATTGCGTTCATAGGGACGAGTCCAAAGTTAATAGAGAAATGGCAAGGCAAGATATATTGGTTCAATGCACCAGTGCCAGGCGATGAGTATATCAAGAGAGTTGATGAGATTGAGAAGTTTCATACATTGGTATCGAATGGCGGGAATGTACTTGGTGGATGCTTATATATTTCCAAAGGTTTCTTTGGCGCTGGCTCTATAATCTTTACAGGAGCTGATTTCAGTTTTGGGTACGATAGAAAGTTCCATGGCTGGGATAGTAAATATGATCAGAATATGGGGAACTGTGTTCCTTTGGTTGATGTATTTGGTAATAAGATACCGACATGGCAATCCTATGCGAATTTTAAGGGTTGGTTTGATTGGGTGGCTTTGCATGTACCTGGTATTTATATCAATTGTTCTGAAGGCGGTTGTTTAGGTAGTTATCCAGATGGCAATTTGAATAGTTTTAAATATATGGACTTAAAAGACTGTATAGCAATGTATTCAATGTGCGATAATCTTAAAGAACAAAGTGTTAATCCAAAGGTCGAAGGACCGGATGGAATGAAAATTCTTTTCTAGGAGTAAGAAATGGCTTATACAGTCACTGAGATAGAGCGTACAGTTTTTGGTAACTTGAACGTACGAGCATTAAAAATTACAGCTGATGCTGGAACTGAAGCGATAGCAACTGGGTTTAACCGAGTAGCTTTTGTATCTGCAGCACCAAAGAGCATGGCATCTGCACCATGGTCAATTTCAATCAATGAAGGCGTAGCTGGAACAGCTAATGCTGGCTATATCGGTGTAACCGGTGTAACTAGTGGCGATGATTTCTATGTTACAGTTTTCGGTAACTAAATTTATTTCGTTTTATTTTATTTAAGTATATTGAGGTCTTATGAGAGTACGAGTTATTAATAAAAATGTGCATGATCATGTTGAGAAGTTCAAAGGTGAGATTATTACAATCCCATCAATGGGTTCAATTGAGATGGGGCGGGATGATGCGGTTCTATTTTTAGGGCAGTATTTCGCAATGAAAAAAGGCAGTAACGGGTTACAGACGTCTGAGTCTAAAAAGATTCTTTCTTTGGAACCAATTTTAGATGTTAAAGCTATGAAGAAAGAAGCCGTAAAGACCGAAGAGCATGTATGTAATGCTTGTGGTTTTGTAGCCAAGTCTTCTTCTGGTTTGAAAGCACATGTTAAGGCCAACCATGCTCATCAAATGATCGATGACGAGGCACGTGAAAATCTTTAAGCGAGGGTTAGATGTACGATACTACTTACCCAGTAGAAAAGAAAAGAGAAGTTAAAATAGTCGGACGTTGGTTCATGAAACTGTACGGCCCAAACGGTGATTTGAAAGATGAAGCGTCGGGCAAGAATGTGATCACGAACTCAGGTTTAGCCTTTGTAACTTCTTTTCTTAATTCCGCTGCTGCTGCTGCATCTACCTTCACTATGGGTTACATAGCTATGGGTACTGATGCAACTGCAGAAATGAACACGGATGCAGCCTTAGGTACCGAGTTATCAAGGCACACAGGGACAGTATCTGTCTCAGGTACGATTTATATAGTAAAAGCAACCTTTGCTGCTGGTAGTGGTACAGGAGCTATTGCGGAATACGGTCTATTCTCATCGAACACCGGCGGAACAATGCTAAGTAGGGATACTGAAGCAGTTATCAACAAAGGTGCAGGTGATAGCCTAGAGGTTACCACCGAAATTACGATGGGGTGATAGATGGCGTCATTTACAGTCACTATAGAAAATACGATTAATGTATTTGGTCCCGCTGAGCCGTCTGTATGGAATACAATGGTTTGGGGGACTGATAATTGGTCTACGAACAGTGATAGTAAATTTAGTATCTTCAAAGTATTAGATGAAACAATAACTTTGACAGACGCCGTCACTAAACAAGCCACCACAAGTTACAGCGATACGGTGAGTTACTCATCTGACATTACAAGTTTATCCCTAACGGATGCAGCTGGTTACCAGTATAATATACTTGGGTACACTAATTTAGCGAACCTAGTGGAAACGGATTATTCTTCTGTGTCTAAACCTAGTGATGATTTTAGCGGAGTAGCTAAACCATCAACTGATTGGAGCGATGTATGACGCCAGCTGAGATGTTAACTATGGTAAGGCAACGGTACAATGCTGTTGGCGATAGTTTTTTTAGTGATGAATTCTTGTATGGTGGTATTTACCAAGCTGAGAGTGAAATTGCAACTGAAGCCAGGGGTATCGAGAATACTTACCAATCTACTTCTACTAGCGGAACCCGTGAGTTGGCATATCCAACCAATGCGAATGCAATTCGACGGATAGAATATAACGGTATCAAATTGATCAGACGAGAGTTAATTCATGATCCGAAAAATTCAATCACCGAGCCTCAAGGTAGGCCGGGTGGTTATGCGATATGGGACAGAGAAATAATCTTATTTCCAACACCTGATATAACAGGTGAAATAATAAAAGTATTTACTTTTGATCAGCCATCTCTTTTAACGGCAACTTCAACTTTGTCGGTTCCTACTCAGTACCACATATTCATTGTCGATTATATAATGTCTCTTATGTATGCCAAGGAACAGAATGATAAGATGGCGAGTTACCATTTGAATTTATGGAACAGATCGCTTATGCGTATAAAACGTGAAATAATGAAAAGTAAGTCTGCTGACTCTTATAGTGTAGTTCGAGATCAAACCTATCTTCCATCTAGACAAGGAATATGGTACAACCGATGAAATCTAGAACTGGAAAAAGATATCCATCTAAAAGCAGAATGATGTTTGATGGTGGATTAAATAATAAGTTTGAGAAATCGACTATTCCAGAGAATCAGTCACCTGATTGCTTGAATGTGATATTCACTGATGGTGCGGTTGAGACCCGTGGTGGTTCTTCGAAAATGAATACCACAACCGTTGGTTCATTTGCTGCTCAAGGAATTTATACTAGACATGACGATGCTGGAACCCAAACCATGACTGCATGGTGGAATGGTTCGATGTATACATATAACGGTACTAGTTTTACGACCCAAGCCAGTGCTCAGTCTGTATTTACAGCAGCTACTAGAGTTTATTCAGCAGAATATGAGAACCACGCATTCTACGGAAACGGCGGGAGTGTTCCATATAAGTATGGCGGTTCTGGTGATGAGTTCACTAGACATGGGGTTTACACTGCGAGCGCAACAGCTTCAATCGCTACAGCCGCAACGGGTTCAGCACTAACGGGTGAATTCAGTTATGCGATCACGAATGTCAATACGAATTTGGTTGAGTCCGATTACACGACTCTGGGTACTTTTACTGCAGATAGTGAAAACGCGGCGTTAACATCTTTGCCGGTAATGGCTCAAAGTTTCGGTGTAGATACAAGAAATCTATATAGAACAGTTACCAGTGGTTCAACTTTCCTGAGACTTGCAACAATCTCAGATAATACAACGACTACTTACGATGACGCGATATCCGATAGTAGTTTAGGCGTAGCCGCACCGGATGATAATGGTGTGCCGCCTAACTATTCATCGATTGTTTATCATGGATCGAGATTATTCTTTATTGATCCTGCTGATCACTTGATAAAATATTCTGAGATTGGCAATCCATATGTGGTCAAGGCTACAAGCTTTTTGAGGTTGGGTGATAACTCAGGCGATAAACCAAAAGCATTTGCTGTCTACGATAACTCGCTCATGGTGTTTTGCGAGCAGAATCCTTGGATAATTTACATGGGTTCAACTACACCTTCAGAATGGCGCGTACTTAGAGTGCGGGCTACTTATGGTTGTAGGTCACCGCTAGGCCCATTTAGCTATGAGAACAAGGTTATGTTTCCAGCGATTAGCGCTGGTAAGTTTGTAGGATTCTCAGCGATCCAAGGTCAGACTGTTTCTCCTTCAGCTTCAATATTAACGAATAGTGCTGTTGGCAGCGAGATGCAATCTCAGGCTGTTGAGCCAGATATGATATTGGTTAATGAGGGTGCAGTTGAGGGTATTTCGAGTTTTGTTTTTGAGAACAAAGCTTATATGACTTTGCCTTATGGTGTATCCCAGACAACTAATAACCGAATATATGTATTTGATTTCTCTTATGGAAGGCTCAAAAAGCAGGATCCTAGCTGGGTGCCATGGACTGGAATAAGTGCTTATAACTTCGCTGAGCTAGACGGTAAATTATATTCACAAAGTAGTATAGATAATGGGTTCGTTTACGAGCTAAATACCACGACTTATAACGATGATAGTGTTGCAATAGACAGTTATTATTGGACAAAAGAGTTATCTGGTTTTGATGGCGATGAGAATGTATTTAAAGATTATCGTGATGCTCAGATATTCTATGAGTTATCTGGCGGTTATAAGATGAATCTGAATGCACGAACCGATAGTGATTTAGGTAGTGGTAACCAGTATAATGTTGACTTAGATCCAGGTGGCACCTTATGGAATACAGGGGTTTGGGGTAACGACAATTGGTCAGCCGGACAAGGTGACGATGAATCAAAAGTATTTGTTGCGCCTATTAGAGGTAAGCGAATACAGTTTAAATTTTCAAATCAAAACGCGGTGAATCAGAAGTTCAAAGTTTTAGGTATGCGTTTCAGTTATAATGTTAAAGGGATCAGATAATGGCAGAAAAATTTGAGTTTTTACGGCAAAGAGCCAAGCAGGATGTGAACAAGCAAACTCAAGGTCGCCAAAATGCTTTAAAGCGTAGGTTTGCAGCTCTGGGCCAAGGTACTTCTGGTGCTGCAGTTAAATTAGAGCAGCAAGCTCAGCGCGAGGGATCACAAGAATTCGGTCGCAGGGCAGAAGCTATTGATTTAGCTGAGTCAACTGATAAGTCAAGAAAAGACGAGATTAAAGCAGGCAGAGCATTTCAGACAAGTGAACGCGCTGCTAGTCAAGGTTTTGCAGCTGAACAAGCTAAATTAGGTCGCGAGTTTCAGAGTCAGGAACGAGGGACAGCGCAAGATTTTGCGGCTAGTCAAGCAGCACTTGGTAGGGGGCAGCAGTCAGAACAATTTACAAAACAGTTTGATGCTCAAACCGCACAATTTAAAAAAACCTTTGATGAGTCTTTTAGGCAATATAATGAAAACTTTGATCAAGCAGTAATTCAGTTTGAAACGCAGTTTGGCGAAGAACTTCGAATTAATAATGCGAATTTAGATACTGCTGAGAAAGTTTTTAAGGAGAACTCTAAGAAAGGTTCTGTGGATACCTTTTTTGGTGAGATAGGTAAAGCGTTTAAATTTTAAATAGGATGATTGGTTTTAATTAAGGATTTATTATGGCGACTGTAACAACACCTAGTTTACAACGAAAACCAAGCGGTATTGGTCAACTACTCCAGATAGGTGGTGCCGTAGCGGGCGGCGTAGTTGGCTTTGCTGGCGGTGGCGGACCTGCCGGCGCAATAGGCGGCGCTTCTGCAGGCGGTGCTTTGGGTGGTGCTGCTGGAAATTTATTAGAACCTGATAAGGCACCTGTGCAAGTAGGTACCTTAAATGCAGCACAACGCATGTCACAAGGTGGCGCAGCACCAACTATTCAAGCTCCGAATCCTTTGCAACAACTCGAGCAAGCTAGAATGGCTGCAAGAGAATTGCCAGCAGAACAAAGGCAAGAATATGAACCAGCTCTAGTAGCAGCGTTGATGCAAGCTAGAAGACAGCAGGGAGTAGCCTAATGGCTCAAGTAATTGTACCGCAAGCGGCGAAGAAAAAAGAATCTTTACTAGATTTGATTAAAACCGGACTTGGTGTAGCGTCTAGTATTTATGGTATTAGAGCAGCTGATCAGAAAATAGATCTTTTAGCAACACAGCAAGAGGATGAAAATATTAAACTTGCAGAGTCAAAAGCTCGGCAAACAGGTTTAGCTACTCCTCTGTTACAGCAAGAATTAGCTGCCAAAGGGTTTGCGTTAAGCAGGGAGCAAGCGCCTGGTTTTAGACAAATAGGTGCTGATGAATCAGGGGCACCTGTGTTTGCTCAATCACCTCAGGGCGCGAAATCTGCAGCTCTTGCAAGCAAAAATCAGGCAGCAATAAGCAGATCTCAAGGTATTAGACTTGAAGACAAGAGCCAAGAGGAAAAAGAAAAAGTAGCTAACGCAACTAGGGATTTTACTACTCATAAAAATGTAAACAAAGCTATGATTGGTTTCGATGCTGGTAATCAAGTAAAAAGATTGTTATCTGAGAACAGCCCGGTTCTTGATCAGATTGGTTTACGTAGGATATTTAGATTATCTGGTGACGTCGGCGCTATTAGAGCAGAAGATTTAAAACAACTTGGTTCGAGCCCAGCGTGGATAGAGCGAGGTGTGGCGTTAATAAATAAAGGTCTAACTGGGCAAACAATTGAACCTAATGAGCGACGTGCGCTTGTAAGATTTGCAGATGACATGCAAGAGACCAATAAGCAAATAATCGAAAAAGAAGCTGATAGGCTTGCTGGAAGTTTAGCGCAAGAAACAACTTTAAATCGTACAGAAATATTAACGCTGTTAGATCCGTTGCAAGTATTGCCAGAAGCAATCCAGTTTGATGTAGCCAAATTTGGTGGAACTCCGACACAGCAAAATTCTAATACCACATTGTCGGGAACTAATATTATTCCAAGAGCACAGGCTGCACCGCCAGCAGCTACAGACGAAGACGCGATTAATTCCTTTTTAGGACAATAGTATGCCTGATTTAAAGCAGACAGAAAAAGTATTAAACTTTATAGCGGATAACCCTGGTGATAAAAGATCGGGTGCAGCTATGCAAAAATTTGGATTACAACCGCAAGCAGTGCAAGCTTGGAAAGCGGTGCGTGATACTCCGGATCATCCTAAAAAAGCAGAGGTACGAAATAAGGTTTACGATACCATTGCTGAGAATTCTCCTGGAAAAGATCCTGGAAGACTTTCACCAGGTGGCGCAGGTTTTCTAAATAGGTTCGCTATCAAGAACTTGATTTCAAATAGTCCTGATCAAGCACAGAAGTTTTTAACTAAGCAAGGCTTTGATTCAAGAATTGTGGACGGTGAGATAGAAGTAAAGAAACCAGGAGAACCTGAGTATGTTCAATTGGATTCGCCTAAGTTTGATATCTTTGATATTCCAGATTTAGCAAGTGATATAGCTGAAGCAGTTGCCACGGGTGTAGGTACATTTTTTGGCAGTATCCCAGGCGCTGCTGCAGGTGCTGCTGCTGCTGAAACAGTTAGGCAAGGCGTTGGTCTTGCTACTGGTGTAAGAGAAGATTTTGAACCAATAGAAGTACTTGATGCTACCGAATTAGGCCTTATTGGGGGAGTCGGAGGAAAAGTAGTTGGCAAAGGTTTAAAGTTTTTTGGCGATAAAATTGGTTCATTGATAGGTAGAATTGTTAAACCCAAAGAAGCTGCTGAAGAAATTATAGCCGCTACAAAAGAAATAGGTGGAGAAGCAGTTGCTGGACAACTACTAGACAATCAGTTGGTTCAAAAGCTGACAGCTCAGTTAGCTGAGAATCCTGGGACCTTAGCCGGTCAGGCTTTAAGAAAAAATGTTGCCAAAAACTTCGATGCAGCGGAAAAAGCTGCACAAGAAATAGTGAAAGATGCTTCTACATTATCCCCTTTTGAGGCAGGGCTGAAACTTACAAATGATTTTAAAGAAATTGTTGCAGATAGAATTGAGCCAGCTGCGAACATTTACAATAAATACGATAAGATTTTTAAAGAAGCAAAAATTGATAGTCCGCCGGAAGGCATTATAAAAGCCATAAAAGATGAGTTCGCCGATGTCTTCGCAGACGACGAAGCTACAAATGCATTAAAAAGTCTTTTATCAAAAACTGATCAGATAGATACTATTGACAAGATAACTAAATTTAGAACTAACATTAGAAAAATGGCTTCATCGAGTCAAAATGGTAATTTAATTGGTTCATTGAAACAGATATACAGAAAAACTTCTGATTCAAGATTAGAGGAAACTATATCTTTGGCAGGTGTGCTAGACAATCCAATGTTAGCTATTAAAGAAATTAAAGAAGCTGATGCTATTTATAAAAGCGTTGCCGACGATGTAAAGAACGTTTTCGTTGATCGCGGCAAAGTTGTCATTGGTTCACCAAAGAGGATCTTAGAGAACTTCTTTGAAAAAACTAAGGAAGTAAATGTAGTTAATAAACTTTTAGATACAAATGACCCGCGTAGAATAAAAAAAGTCAAAGAAGCTTTTCCAGAAATTTTTGAAGTCATGCGTGAATCTAAGATTGGAAACTTCTTAGAAAAATCGTCATTAAAAGGTGAACTGAATAAAAACAATCTCGTGAAATCTATTGGAAAATTACCAAAAGAATCTGCTAATTTGATATTTGGCGAGAATGGCATTAAAAAAGCCAAAGCTCTGCAAACTTATTTGAACAGTTTTCCTGGCCCTTTGAATACGTCGAAAACAGATGTTAGTAGATCACTTAAAGAAATGTTTAATATATTCTCTCAGGCTGGTGCATTAGGTAGATCTCAATTATTAGGTCTGCTTACCAATTCTCAGCTGGGAAAAAACATGTTTCAAAAAACTGGGAATCTTCTTCAGAAGCCTAGTACCATTGGTTCATTCCAATTTGGTTTACAACAACTAAACAATATTAGACCAAGAGAGAGCCAACCGAGTATAATACAACCAACACCAAGTTTTAGAGGGCAATAATGGCAAATCCAAGCGTAACCTATACATTTACAAATGGCACAGTGGCAGACGGAACTGAAGTTAACACGAACTTTTCAGATCTGATTGCAAGTTTAACTGATGGCACAAAATCATTATCTATAGATGCGATAACTGGGGCTGGTGCAGCTACATTTAATGGCAACACAACATTGGGGAATGCAGCAGGCGACACGCTTACTGTTAACGCTACAACTACTTATGCGAATCCCGTAAGCTTTGACGGCAACGTTACTCTAGGCGATGCGGTCGGCGATACTATCAATGTTAAGGGTACAGCTGATTTTGATGAGGACGCGACCTTTGATAAGGCAATCATAGTTACAACTGATTCATCCTTTGCTGCTGATGTTGGAATCGGTGAGCTTGCGCCAGATGTTCAATTACATTTAACGCAGAATGAAACTACAACTACTACTCAGATGAAAATAGAAAACCAAAGTGGATCAAGTGGAACCGGAACAGCTATAGAATTCGCCATAGCAAACAGTAGTACTGCTAATGCAAAGATGATAGTTGAGAGAAGCGGAACCGCAGGTACTCAATTTTTATTTCAGAATGGCGATACTGTATCTACTACACCGATAACCAGATTAAAAATTTTTCCAACAGGCGAAATAGGTATTGGAGGCAGTGGCGAGACTAGAACACACCAGCTTAATACAGGCACCGCTACAACAGCATCACCCGGTGCTAACGCTGATGTTCCAAGTCAAGTAGTAGGATATATAACTGTAACTCTTAATGGCTCAGCTAGAAAAATACCATACTACGGAAACTAATTAAAAAAAGGCTTGAAAAATAGCTGAATATTATCCACAATAAAGTATCTTTTATTTTAATTTGTCTATTGGTTATTATGTCTATTGAATTGCTCATCTGCTTGCCTATTGTTGTGTGTTCGTTAACACTCAATGCCTATTTATATCTCAAAATCAAAGAAAACAAGAAAAAGCCTCAGCTCACCGACGACGCTAATTATTTACTTGCGACCCTTTTAAAGAGAAAAGCTTGTGTAATAGTTGAGATGGTTGATCCAGGTCAGATGTTTTTGTTTGGTTCAAAAGGTAGGGACTCATGAAAATCGTAATATTTGGTGGTACCGGGACATTGGGTCAAGCTATTTGTAAGCTTATTCCAAAAGATGCTCAGGTATGGATTGTATCGCGTTGTGAGTTGAGGCAGAAAGAACTCAGATCTCAGTATCCTAATTTCAATTATGTGATCGGTGATGTTCAGAATTTTGGTTGGGCTGAGAAATTACCTAAAAAAGCAGATTACGTTATGAACTTTGCTGCTTCAAAGCACATAGAAGTTTGCGAAGATAATGTAACTAACTGCGTAAAAACTAATTATCAAGGCGTGGTTCATACTTACAAGTACTCGCATCGATCAGGTGCAAAATATATATTCACATCTACTGACAAAGCTGTGAAACCAATCAATGCTTATGGTATGGCCAAGGCGTTAGGCGAGAAATATCTTGCTGACAAAAGCGATGCGACGGTTTTCCGATGGGGTAATATATTAGGAAGTCGCGGTAGTTTCTTTCATGTAATCTTGAACAAGCTTGCGAATGATGAGCCAATCCCTATTACTGACCCTGAGATGACACGATTTTGGATGCATATAGACGATGCAGCAGATTTCCTTTGGAGCAATCTAAATACAGAATCAAGGCTCATGTATCCGGGAAAGGATATTATGGTCGCTTGTGGTTTAATGGATATACTCGATATTATCAGCGATGAGACTGGTTTGAATTATAGTGCAGATGTAGTCGGCATGCGACCTGGTGAAAAGATTCATGAAGACATCTATCACGATGAATTGGAGAGAGTCACTGAATCATCGAATTGGAATATAGAATTAAATAGGGTCGACATTATTGAGCTGGTTCAAAGGTGTTTAGCATGATCAGCATTATCGGTATGGGAAATATGGGAAAGCGTTATGGCGCTATCCTAGACTATCTTGGTGTGCCATGGAAAGGCGTAGACAAAGACGCTGATTTGACGAAGCTACCTGACTCAGATAAATTTATTCTGAGCAGTTCTACTGAAGCTCATTTTGATAATTTAAGAACCATAGCGGAATACGGTAAACCTGTTTTATGTGAAAAGCCTATAACACAGAATATATCTGAACTCGATGATATTCTTAATATCTACAGAGATATCCCATTTAGAATGGTCAACCAGTATGAGCATTTGCAAGCACCTAGCTGGCACGATCACTCAAAGAAAATGACCTATTACAATTATTTTAAAACCGGCAAAGATACAATGTATTGGGATTGTATTAATATAATTGGCCTAGCCAAGGAAAAACCTGGAATACATAATAATTCACCAGTGTGGAAGTGTGCTATCAATGGTCATAAATTGAATATTGCTGACATGGATACAGCATACATCACAGAAGTGAAAAATTTTGTGCGTGGTGACGTTGATAATAAAGATTATATTTTGAAGGCCCATAAACGTATCTATGAAAGGTTTTGGGTTTGAACAAAGTAATAATTGGCATACAAGCACGTTCAACCAGTGAGCGCTTGCCTGGTAAAAGTATGATGAAGATATCCGGTCAGTATATGCTTGAGCGGACTATCAAGAGTTGTCATAGATCTTGTGATTATATAACCAATAAAGAGGGTTCAAATATCATCTGTGACACGGTGGTTCTTACTCCTACAGGCGATCCTATAAAAAGGCAATATGGTAACCGCGCGAATATCTTTGAAGGTCCTGAAGAAGATGTGTTGTCCAGGTATCATTTGATGTCTCAACAGTATAAAGCTGATTATTATGTACGAATCACGGGCGATTGTCCTTTGATTCCCAGTTTTGTTATTTCAAAGCATATAGTAGCTGCGTGTAATTACAAATACGATTACGTTTCCAATGTAGATGAAGCGTGCCGAACGCATCCTGATGGTTGGGATGTTGAAGTGATCAGCTCAAAACTACTCGAATGGTGCCATGAGAATGCTACAGATCCTATGGACCGTGAGCATGTGACTACATATATTAGATCGAATACTCCGAGTTGGGCTCGCACAGCAGGATTTGTTGGATACGTAGATTTTTCTACTTTAAAAATATCGGTGGATACTCAGGACGATCTTACATTCGTTCGTGCTTACGATGAAGTTCTGGAAAAGAAAATGAAACTTGCTAAAAATAAATATGATCGGGTTTTCAGGTTATGAATGATATTCTACATAGATCAAGAAACGCTATAGCTCAAGGTGCTTTGACCAATTCGAAGCATCCTGATTGTTATATATCTGGGCTACATCCTAGTCATATAAAGCGAGGTAATGGTGCAAAAGTATTTGACGGTAGAGGTCAGAGCTATGTTGATTTTGTTGGCGGCTTGGGTGCTGGTTTCTTTGGTTGGAATAACAAATATATCAACAACGCCATATCAAAAAGCCTCAACGACGGTATATGTCATTCACTTCCCACATTCTATGAAGTTGAAGCTGCAGAGAAATTAAAAGAAATATTCTTTTTTGTGGATTGCTTTAAATTCTTGAAGACTGGTTCAGAAGCTTGTATGGCAGCCATTCGCATTGCGAGAAATCATCATGGAGTTCAAAATGGAAACACGCATTTGCACGAAATGCTCGAAAGAAAAATCTTTGACAGAATTTCACATGAGAGACAAAAAGACGAACTTGAGAAGAAAACAATGCAAAGTATGCATCAAGATGTTTCAAGCCTCTCCGAAAATCAGGGAAATCAAAAGAATAGCTCAAAGGAAATACTCAAAGACAACGAAAGGGATAGCAGCGGAAAAAAAGCACTCAAAAATAAGATACGAGAAGAACAAAATCAACGGGAAAGCGAAAGTCTATCAAGCAGTGAGAATAGCAAAAGATACTGGAACAATCATACAAAAGCCGTGTCAGACATGTGGCGAGAAGAACTCAGAAGCCCATCATCCGGATTACACGAAACCTCTGTTCGTGACATGGTTGTGTCCGAGGCATCACGGGGAAATGCACCGAAATGGTTGATATTAAGTGACGGTTATCATGGTCATAGCGATCAATTTATTTCAATGTTATCACCAGCAGGTGGCGTTCCGATAGACTATGGAATTTTACCTTTAACAGGCAATGAAGATTTAATAGAATTAGCAGCCGCAGTCATTATTGAACCAGTCGTCACTGACTATAGCGCTGAACGGATCGAGTACCTTAAAAAGCTGCGAGCTAAATGTGATGAGACGGGAGCCTTGCTCATATTTGATGAGATCATTACGGGGTTCAGATTTAAAAAGCATTCCGTAGCCAGTTACACAAATATCATTCCTGATCTGATCGTACTTGGCAAAGCTATGGCAGGTGGAATGCCGTTAGCAGCTGTGGGTGGTAAAAGAGAGATAATGAATGACCAGCGATATTTTGTTAGTTCAACCTATGCAGGTGAAGTAGCAAGTTTAGCTGGATGTATCGCGGCTTGTGATTTATTGTTGAAAAATCCTTCCTACAATGTGGATAGCTTGTGGACTGAGGGTCAGAAATTTATCAACATGATTAATAATAATAAATATTTTAAGTTGGAAGGCTATCCTACTCGTGGTCGATTTGTGGGCGACGAAGAAAAGATCAATATATTTATCCAGGAAACAGCTAAGTGTTACATGATATTTTGCAGATCGTGGTTCATTAACTGGAACATTATTGATGAGTTACCTACTTTATATCCAAGTTTTTCAGAAATATTGAGTTCAATTAATGATGGCAGCTCCAAGTTAGAGGGCAAGCCGCCGATGTCGCCGATGGCATCAGCATTTAGAAAGGAAAAAGAATGTCAGAAACCCCAGAAAATATCGTCTGTAACTCCCTTGAGGAAGCCGCCGATCACATCGAAAAAGTCCGCTTCGAGGCCAACAAAGCCAACGACCAATTCCGCGAAAACTTCAAACAGCTCACGGGGTTCGAACCGGGACAACAAATGACAGCTTTCACCACATATCAGATGGTAACTAAGTTATTATTTGGCGATAAAAAAGATGATTGATTATCGGCGAGGGGTTTATTTGAGGCCGCTCGATCCTGACAATCTAGAGATATACAGAGAAGAGCGAAACCAGCCTGATGTGCGTAGATGGTGCCGTCAAACTGGTTTAATAGATGGGAATGACCAGAAAGCTTGGTATGAAAGGCAGCGCTTGGATACCACTATATCCATGTTTGAGATTGCCAAGAAGAATGGTGATTTTTTAGGTGTATGTGGTTTAACCTCAATTGACAGTGTTAATCGTAGGGCGGAATTTTCGCTGTGGATAAAAAGATCCGAGCAGCGGCAAGGATATGCTAGAATGGGATTAGCAACACTTTTAGACTTTGCATTCGGTGGATTGAACCTACATCAGGTTTGGGGAGAGACTCTCGAGAGCAATCCAGCATATCAGATGTTCATGAAAATGGGCTTCAGGTATGAGGGCACTCGACGGGATTTCTACTACAAAGATGGAAGGTTTTGGGGTGCTCAGTTAGTTAGCATTAAGAGGGCAGAATGGGAAGTATTGTAATATTTCATGTATTTATGAGCACTGTTTCAGTTGTTCTCTGTATTTGGATTCTATATAAAATCCATAAACCACAACCCATAGTTTACAAGAACGAATTCTCAGAAGGCACTTACAAGACTGTTGTTCAAACGCCTCACGGAGAATTCTACACAGAAGATAAAAGAAAACCAGTGGTTAACGACGACTCGACTCTTTTTGATCGAGAAGCTGAACTTCTGTAGAAATACGCCGAACAATCTTACATGACAGAACATTCACCAGTTGAAATGCTAAACCGGAATATTGGCTCAATTCTAGCAGCGCTATGTGTGTCCGCTATTGTAGGTGCTTACGGATTGGTTCACCAGAATGACACGAATAACCGGATCACCCTTGAACGTATAGATGCTATGACTCGTGAAGTCAATAAACAAGGCGTCGTTATTGAAAAGATCAGAGACCGGATTGAAAGTAATGCCCACAGTGGCTGGTCGAAAGAGGACCAAAAACGGTATACTGATCTTATAGATGATAATATAAAATTTTTAATAAGACGCGTAAAAAAATTAGAGGAAGGGTACTAGCATGGCGAACGAAGAACTGAAAAAAGAATTCATGGCATTTGGCGAAGTAGTAGCGATTGAGGCTGTTGATCGTTTAATACCGGCTATTTTTAAGGCAATTGTCGAGGCAACAGACAACGAGT